TAGTTTACAATCGGCCCAGAAAATAATCTGGTTAAGGCTTTAAACAGGCCTGTTTGGGAATCGGCAGGGTTTCGATTAGGGGCAGCCATTTACTTTCTCACTTTATAATCCATTTATATTGATCGTATAATTCTTTTGCTTCGCTCGTTTTATCAAATACATTATCTTCTTGATAGCCGTGTTGGCCGACAATTTTAGTATTCATGGTAGTGTTAGTAATAATAATGGAATCAACAAAGGCTTTCTTATAATTAAGATCTCTTGCATTGACTTGGAGAGCGGTGTCTCGGACCCAGCATGCAATAGCTAACGCCATTATTAAATCATCATTATAGCCTTTCATTGCTTGAGGCTTTCCATTTTTCCAAATAAAAGTTTTCATTTCGTTTATCGTGCGCGAAGAATATACTGTAATTAGTTTATTCCTTATAAACTCTTCTAATTTTGCCACGATAAGGGGGCGTGTTTTCATTGTGGTAGAAAAGCCCGGGATGGCATTCGATTGAAATTCAGCTTGATGTTGTTCAATATATTCATGAGTAGACTTAATAGAATAATATACATTAGGATAACCGTATTCTATGAGTTTGTCAAGTACTGTATAGCCAATATTATTATTTTCTACTACCATCATAGCATCTCCGAACTCTCGGCCAACTTGATTAAGCATGTTGGCAAATAAATCTGGCGTGGGCTTCCCTTGATATTCTCCAATGATTTCAAGTGTTTCTAATTTAATAATATGAAAAGCAGAATAGTCAGATGCATCACCGCGTGAAACATCGACTACCAATAAATAATTGCAGGTGGGATCAAATTCTTCCCAAATCCAAAAATTTCGATCAAAGCCGGTTCGATGTTTGGGTTGTTTAACATTGGTCAACAACCACTTCATGCAATCCGGATCAATTACAGTTTCACCTGATGTATTGAAATTACATTGTAGCTCTTGTGCAATTTGGCGCTTAGACATATTTTTGGTTTCTTTTTGATACCATTGCTCGTCGCGTTCGGGGTGCACCTGCCATGGCAATGTCGTAATATTAAAGTTGTTAGTTCCCGCTTCAGCGTCCATACATGTCTTGTGGAACCAATTGCCAACCCCATTAGGTGTTGACAGCGCAATACAGCGACCACCGGTGGAGAGTGTTGGGTATAGGCCAGTCCACAGTTCGTCAAGACCTTCGATGTGCGCGGCCTCATCGAGCACCAGTAAAGACAGCGCTTCGGAACGACCAGCATCGCCAGAAGTTGAAGCGGCCTTGATGGATGAGCCATTGGACAATTCGAAGGATGTGCGGTTGTCAACGCTAATGTTGGCAATCTTTAACCATTCGGGAAGTTGGCGCATGATACCCTTTACTTTTTTCACGAGGTTGCCTGCTGTCGCAAACTTAGTGGCCATTACGAGGATAGACTTATCGCGATGGAACAACATCATCCATACAATGTAGCCAGCGGTGATGGTGGAAATTCCAAGCTGTCGTGCTTTAAGAATCACGTTAAAGCGATAGTCATTGAAGTCTTTTAAGAGATCGTCTTGAAATTCATACGTATCAAACAAGATGAGCCCATGCATAGGATGGGAGATGCGCGCATATGTCTTAAGAAAGTAGGATGGATCCTTGCCACATTTCAATATTTCTTGGACGCGTTGCTTTTTGTCTAATTGGAAGCTCATACATCTAGCGGTTCTACATCTTCTACTTCGAATGGTTCGGGTGGCGCTTCTTCAAATTCTTCGGGAGGCGCTTCTTCAAATTCTTCTTCGCCTCCTTCTTCTGCTTCTATCGCANNCAATCGATCATATACAATATCTCTTATTACCATCAAATCTCTAGGGAGAACGCCGGGNCCTGGATCGTCGGGGTCNTTGGAAAGAAACCATTGCAACAGTGCAACTAAAAATGGGCCGGCCTCTGCTGGAGTATCAATTATCTGATTTACTTTAAATCGCTCCATCTGATCCAGGGTTCGATCAACTTGAGGAATTCCGGTCTCTTGATATTCGGCCATATTTATCATGCGTTGGCCTGCTTGATTATAAAAGTCTGTGACTTCTTCTAAAATGAGTTGCTTGAATTCGGATTTCTTTATCTTCATGAGTCTTTCTTCCTCGTATCGTTAGGAGGGCGTTTGCCCCAGCCACCTTGCTTTAAGAAGGTTCTCCAGCTTTCCTCGACGGGCGCTTCAGAGCCCGTGTCCAGGTTCATTTCTTCGGCAAGACCGCCAACCTTATAGCGCTTGTTGGCTTGGACCCAAGTACGCACCCGAGAGGAATTTTGTACCAACACATCGATTTCTCCCTCTTCGGTGAGACTCACAGAATTGCCTGTGATCTTCTTGTATTCTTTCTTGAGCCAGCCTGCGATGTCTGTAAGCCGTTGATCGACTTCCGTTTCAAAGCCGGACGCATATACTTCCTTAAGGGGGATCTCAGACTGATAAGATAAAACCATTATATCGCCACGAAACTTCACATTAAAGCCGTCCATAACTCTTTGATCGATGAGAGCATTGCCCTCTTCTCGTCGAAGGATGCCGGGTTTGTCGGGTTGATAGTCTTCACCCAATGAACCATCATATGCGTTTGCTGCGGCTTGTGCTAAGCCTTGTACGATTTCGTAAATTGTTGCCATTCTTTTATTCCTCTAGATTTGGTCTCCAGCCTTTTTGCCACCTTTCTTCTCTATCTTCCACATGTTGAATGTAACATTTATAGCAACAATCAAATTTGAGGAAACAAACATCATCCGCTGTTTTTTTCGGAAAGGTTCCGCAGACAGGACAACATTTTAAAGAATCTCTATTAAATAGTTTCTTTGAAACCTTTATGCCATTTACATCAATTTTCTCTTGCCACTTGTCATTTTCATTTGTCTTCTTATAAAGCTCACGCATTTGTTCCAGATATTCTTGCTCTTTGGTCTCGTCCCAATTTGCATGTGGATTTTGAATTGCTTCTTCACCATATTTCTTGGTGATGGCCTGTTCAACGGCAGCTAGTTTATTGAAATCCTTATCACTCATTAAACAATCTATAGGCTCCATAGGTTGCAACAACGCCGAGGGCGGCTCCGCCGGCGGCCCACATCCAATTATTGCGGGGGGATTGCTTCAATAAGGATCTTTGAAGATGATCGATCTCTTCGTCTTTCTGGAAAATTAGAAGACTTAGTTCTTCATGCAATGCATTATATTGAATCTCCCAATTGCGAAGCTCTAGCTCATAGCTTGTGGCTTCGACTGAAAGCTCGTATTCAATTCGTGCTTGGCATGCGAGGTTCGCCGTTGATTGGCGCGCCAAGATTTCAGACAATGCCGGCACATCGAATAGTACACCTTCAAAGGGTGCGCACTGCTGGTGTCCCAGGAATGTGAACTGGCCTGTGTCTGCTGCCGCGGCAGGGCCGCCCAACATTAATAACAAACTAAGGAACATAATCAAATCCGTACATTAACATTATTGTCTCAGATAGTTCTTCTGGGTCTTCAGAGAATTGTCTTCCGAATTCTTCTCTTCGGCTCTCGATCACTTCTAGCAACTCTTCTTGGCTCTCTTGGTAATCTCGCTCTACTTGCTCTATCGTGTCTCTGTAGATCTGGAGCGAGTTTTCCATGTCAGCCAGTTGTTTCTGATGAATCTCTTTTAGTCCCGCAAGCTGTGCTTGGAGCGACTGTTCTGAAGCTTCGTATGCGGCCTGTAGCTGTTTATAATCATAGCGCATTTTGCCCATCATTGTAAGACTCAGCAATACAATTAGGATACCCTTCCAGTTCTTCAATAAAAACTGGAGGATCTTTTGGTGTGGCGTCACTTAAGTCCCTTTAATCTCTCGACTACATCTACGACACCTTGAGTGCCGATAAAAATGCTTGAAATAATTACCCAATCGGCGCTAGCTAGATAGCCGCCAAAGGCTAAGGCCGACGCTGTTAGCCACACTAATAACTTTCGGGATGTAAGTTTCATTAACCAAGTGTCGATGAATCCGTTTTGTTCTTCCATGGTCTTTTCTACAGCAACCAGTGAGCGAATAGGACACCATCAAGCCATGCAAGGCCCAACAGCACCCACCAGCTAAGACGGCGATGGCCATCGGTGACTTCGTGCCAGAGAGCCCAACCTCCATCGAGGGCGGCCCTCCATACATTTGCTGCGCCGGTTACGGNGCAGTCCCATACTTTTCTTAATAAACTCATTTTTTCTTTCCTTTCTTTTTTGGTTTTAATTTCGGGCCTTTACACATTTCATCTGCTTCTTTTTTGGAAAGGCTCTTCTTTCTTTTTCCGGCTGGTTTGCTTGCTTGTGCGCAAGCCCAGCGCCTTTGTTTATCAGAATATACTTCCTTTAATTGTTGTTCTTGGATTTCTTGTAAATATAGCTCCAATTCTTCGCTGACCATTTTGTTCAGCCAGTTTCTAAATCGACCCTTGGGCTTCCGCGCATCTGCTTTGGCTGCGCGCTTCACAGACATAGGCCCCAGGGCCGCGAGGCCTCTGTCTGCTTTGGCTGCGCGCACCAATTCTCTAGCTTTGTCAGCGCCTCCGGGTTCTGCTAATAGTTTTAATAATCCGATTTTGCCTCCGGGGAATTCATCGAGGACAGCTTGAGCAAACTCTGCGTCTCCTTTGAATCCTTGTACCCACTGCTCAGGGGTGCCCACCATTATTGCGCTGCCTGGGGGACGATCTTTAGGTGCTTGTCCGCCGGGCATTGCACTGGTTGCTCCCGGCATCGCCACTGTGGGTGCGTTGGCGTCTGCAGTCACAGTGTGGCCGGTTTTTCGTACTCCTGTGGGTTCGGGTATTTGTAATATTGTCGAGTGTTGCAGTGCGCCTGCTGGCGTCTTAGACTTTAACGG